ACAGAGAGACCGCATAATGGCAATCAATATCCCGATCATTTCAGAGTTTGACGGCAAAGGGATTAAAAAGGCTATTGCCCAATTTAAGCAACTGGAAACGACATCGGAGAAAGCACAGTTTGCGATTAAGAAAGCGGCGGTGCCGGCAGCTGCAGCGCTTGGCGGTTTGGCTATTGCGCTAGGTGATGCCACTAAGGCGGCGATGGAAGATCAGCAGGAGCAGGCGGCGTTAGCGCTTACTTTGCAAAACGTCACGGGTGCTGGCGCTAAACAAACTGCACAAATTGAAAATCAAATCAGCGCGATGTCTCGAGCATCAGGTATTGCTGACACCGAATACCGCAAGAGTCTTGAGGCTTTGGTGCGCGGTACAAAAGATGTTGATTTGGCCATGAAAGACATGAACCTGGTCATGGACATCAGTACATCGCTACAAATGGACAGCGCGACCGTGGCCGATGCACTTGCCAAGGCTTATCAAGGCAACTTTAAGGCGCTTAGATCATTAAGCCCAGAGATGGCAACAATGATCAAAGACGGCGCAAGCCTAAACGAGATTATGGACGTTTTGGGTGGAACGTTTGGTGGCGCTGTTGCTAAGAACGCTGAAACCGCTGCAGGCAAAATGGCGATATTTAAAAACAGCATTGCCGAAACCAAAGAAGGCATTGGGGCAGCCTTTTTGCCTGTGCTCGAAGCAGTACTCCCGTACATGCAAAGGTTTGCTGATTGGGCACAAAACAATCCAGCAGCATTTAAGAACATAGCGTTGGCAATTGGCGCAATCGCTGCGGCAACAGTTCTGTTAAACGTGGCATTAGCCGCCAACCCTATCGTTTTGGCTACGGCAGCAATCATTGGCTTAGCATCGGCGTTTAACAAATTGGTTGACGCAATGAGCAACATGAATAAAGTAGGCGGAATTGCAACCAAAATCCTTGGCGGTTTTATCATGCCAAGCGTTAGTTTGGCTGGAAACATTCTAAAAGCCATACCCGATCTAAATTTGGGTGGTTCTTCGCCTGTCAAACCGCCTGCGCTACCACCAGCAATAGGTGGTGCAATTCCTCGAATGGCCGAGGGTGGCATCGTGTCAAGCCCTACGCTTGCCTTGATTGGCGAGGCTGGCCCAGAAGCAGTTGTGCCATTAGATCGCATGCAATCTGGTGGCGGTATCACTATCAATGTCACAGGCGGTCTTGCCACAAGCGCCGAGATCGGTGAATCGGTCGTTAACGCTTTGCGCGCCTATTCGCGTAGCGCTGGACCGTTGCAGTTACAGGTGGCCTAATGCCAGGCGTAGCGGTCGTTGACTCGGGTAACTATGACCTACAGATCGCCACAGGGTTTCAGGTTGACGCGTTTATCCTTGACGATGCCGTAAGAGGCGTACTTGATAACACCGAGTATGTGCTGGACGGCACGACCGAGTTTGCCAATGTCATGGACTCAACTGTCAGCATTAACGTGCGGCGCGGTCGCCGTGACGTGGGCGATCAGTTCAGCGCAGGGACAATGACATTTACCATCCAAGACGTGTCAGGGATTTTTAATCCGTTTGATCAGAGCTCGCCATATTGGGACACCCCACAAGCAAAGCCTGGGCTTGCCCCATTGCGCGAAGTACGACTAATCCGTTACAGCTCAACCAATGTGCCCGAAGCATTGTTTAGCGGTTATGTCGTCAACTATGACTACAATTTTGCGCTTGGCGGTCTGGACACCGTGACGGTCTATTGCGCTGACCAGTTCTACCTACTTGCACAAACCTACCTTGACGAACTAAACGTCACCGCCGAAACATCGGGCGAACGCATAGAAACCGTCTTAGACCTACCAGAAGTCGACTTTCCTGCAGGCGCTCGAAGCATTGCCACAGGCACCGTCAACCTAGGCCACGACAGCGCTTACACCGTGCCGGCAGGAACTAATGTGTTGCAATACCTAACGCAGATAAATGAAACCGCCGAGTTTGGCAGATTGTTTATGTCACGGGCTGGAGTGTTGACATTCCAAAATCGCATTGGAAACACGTTAAGCGCGCCTGTCGCTGACTTCTATGATGACGGCACAAACTTTAAGTATGACGGGGTGGGCATTTCGTTTGAGGCTGACTCGGTTATCAACCGCGTGGTGGTCACAGGGCTTGACGGTGCGACCGCTACTGCTATTGATGCAGGGTCTATTGCAACCTATTTTATTCAGACCTTAAGCATTACAAACAGCCTGCTACATGAGCAAACAAGCATTGATGATGCCGCCGACTATCTGCTTAACCCAGAGCCCGAACCGCGCTACACGTCCGTGGCAACCAAATACCTAATGCTGACCACAGCCCAAAAAGACACTCTGGCAACCGTGGACATTGGCGACACCATCAGCGTAGAAAAGTCCTTTGCTAGCGGTACTGGCACAACACAGTTTGCTCAAGAGCTGTCCGTTGAGGGCATCGAGCATCGGCTGGATTTCAGCACAGGCCACAGCGTCCTTTACAGCACCGCGCCAACCACGATCGTGTATGAGTTGATCTTGGATGATGCGCTGTATGGCACAATTGACGCAGAGAATGTTTTAGGATAGAAATTACTATGACTGCTAAATGGACTGACTTTGTTTCTGGGGCTGTATTAGAGGCCGCTCAATTAAATGACGTATTAGACAACTTTCAAGACATTGCAATTTTTAACGAAACGCAAGCACAAAATACTGCTGGTGGAACAAGCACAGCAACAACATGGACTAAACGCACATTAAACACCACAATTGTTAACAACATTGGAGCAACTTTGACAACAAGCGTGATTGAGCTGGTTGCTGGCACGTATGTGGTTGACGCTGTTTCACCATTTTTGGCAGGCGCAGAAGTCGGAATAAGACTGAGAAACACAACAGATAGCACGACAGCAATTCAAGGAACAAACACTTACCTAAACCCAACTGGGATAGTTGGCGGATATGCACAGTTGAACGGTTTGTTTACAATTGCAGCAACCAAAAACTTTGAGTTGCAATATTATGTGACATCAGGAAGAGCGACTAACGGACTTGGCATACAGTTAAACGCCACAGGTGTTAGCGAAACGTACTCAGTCATAAAAATTCAGAGGGTTGCATAATGGCCACTAAAGCAGAAATTGACAGCCAAATTGGTAACGCAACACGCGAACTTGCACCTGGCACAACTTGGAAATATAACGCACCTGGCGATGGTTACTATTGTCTTGAGTGGATGGATGACCCAGCATTGCAACCCACCGAAGCTGCAACAATGGCAAAAGCCACCGAACTAGCCAACAATCCACAACCGATTGATTAATGGGATGGAAACTGAAGTTGTGGTTGCTGTCATCGGTGGTGGTTTCGCTGTATTGGTGGCACTCATTAGCAAAATTGGCCGCGACAACAAAAAAGACCACGGCGAAGTCCACCAAACTTTGGGTCGAATAGAACAGAAAATTGATCACCATGTTGAAAATCACTAACAAAGACAAAGCAATGTTCGCCAGTTATGCGCGCTCACTAGTTGGCGCACTTATTGCCGTTTATTCAACTGGCGCAACAGACCCACGTGACTATGCAAAAGGTGCAATTGCAGCAATCATCCCGCCTGTGTTGCGCTGGGTGAACAAAAACGATCAGGCGTTCGGGCGTGGCAACAGCCGAAACTAACTTGAACGCACGGCCATACACAGGCAACAGCGACGGCGCATCAGCAGGCCCACGTGCCGGCATGAATGAGTTTATTAAGCAAGTACTGCATCACTCAAACAACGCAATGTGGAACAACGGCAGTTGGGGTGTGCGCGATGTGCGTTCTAAGCCAGGCACAATGTCTGTGCATGCCACAGGTCGCGCGGTTGACTTGTCGTATCGAGGCGGTGAACGTCACCCAAACGCATCACGCAAAGCAGCATTGCCGTTCGTAGAACTGTTGTGCGCGCATGCCAACGATTTAGGCATTGAAATGGTTATTGACTATTTCCCTGCACCGTACGGTCGCGCATGGCGTTGCGATCGTCAAGCTTGGAAGAAATACAGCAAGCCAACGGTTTCAGGTAGCCCTGGTGGCGACTGGTTCCACGTCGAGATCACACCACAGGCCGCTGACTCGGTGATCTTCGTAAAAGCCGCATTCTTAAAGGTGTTCGGGGAAATCCCACCCAAGGCTTGAACTATGTTCTAGGGTCGGAGTACCGACAAAAGGACAGGCAATGACTGACCCACAGATAGTTGATTACAGCGTCTATACAGGAGTGATGGACAACGGCCAAGAAATCTTGGTGCAGATATTTTCTAGCCCAGAGTCGGGCAAGTTCCTTATGGGACAAATCGCATTTAGATCGCACGCATCTAGTTGGGGCGTGCCCATACCTTTGGAGAAACGATGAACTATTTTGCAGAAAAAATCATAGGGCTAGTACTTTGTACCGTCTTTGGCTTTACGGTCGCTGTAGGCGCTCCTGACGCGTCTGGCAGCCCGTCTGGAACCATTGCCCTGGCGCCGTTTGACGTCCAGCCATACCTGATTGAGCCGCCCACAACCACCAGCTCAACCATTTACATTGACCCGTACACGTCAGCTTGTGAGCAGTTCAGCGCGCTAGGCGTCAACCTTGGTTGGCCTGCCGATCAGCGCACCGTGCTCGAATCCGTCATGTTGCGCGAATCGCGCTGCATACCAAACGCGGTTAACAGCAAAGACCCAAACGGTGGGTCACGTGGCCTGATGCAAATTAACGGCTTTTGGACACCATGGCTTATTGAGCGCGGAATTATTACCAGTCCAAAAAACTTGTTACAGGCTGATGTTAATTTGCGCGCTGGATTAGCAATTTATAACTACGGGGTCGAGCGTCACGGGTTCGGCTGGGGGCCATGGAGCGTCAAATGAGCGAAAGTGCAGCATGGAATCAGGGCGAACTGACAGAGGAAACGCGCAAACTTGTACTGGAGCAAACAGCAATGACAAACCACACAATGGCAATGTTTGGTCTTATTGACGAAATTATGGCGGTCAGCAAAAACCCACACGCAAGCATCATCCAACGTCTTAAAACAATGAAAAACCAGTTGTCACTAGAAAACCCGATGCCGCTTTACGATGTGACTAC